GGAGTAATGTCAGTTAAAGTACCAGCTTCATTCATTGCGGATAGCTTTGAATGTGTACCAATTCCGATACGTCTAATGTTATTATTGTCTCTCCAGTTAATCAGACCACGGGCTAAACCTGTCATTTGATTGGCAGAACGCTTCCTCCAACCACCTACTGGACGGATAGTGTTTTCGTACCAACGCACCAAATTTGCGCTATTCCAACGGCCTTTAGACTGATATTCAGTCCCGTTTTTGTATACGCCTGGAGGAATTTGTAGTGGAATGTATGCCATATCTGTATTCTATATCGTTGGTAGATTAGACACAAAACTCATTGTAGCAATTAGTGATGCGGTTGATGGATAGTCACCTGCTGCAGCATAAGCTTGAATAGTTACTTGAATGTCGTCAGTTTCCCACCAAAGTTCAACATAACTATTTGCATTTAAGCTCACAAAGTAATTCCACCCAACTAAAGCATGACCATTGACTGATCCATGTTTACTAGGGACTGCAAAGAACCCAGTTGAGCCAGTGACTACAGTTCCATTAATCTTGAGAAAGACCCTAACATCATGGTCTTGAGTATCGGGATTCTCAAACTGACCAGACCACTGTAGATTCCAAATTCCATCATCATCTACTGTGATACGTGAGTTGCTTGCTACACTTACACCATTGGCATAATCTGTAGTATTAAACGTCATTGCATAGGCTGTGTTAGCCGTTGTTGCTGTTTGGTCAACTGTACTTTGAAAAGCCCCGTAAGGTATATTTAAATACTTACCACCTCTTGGGCCAAAAACAGACTGCAATGAATTAAGTAATTTGGTAAAAAACAACCTCAAGATGCCATTATTTTGGTTCTGGACACTTTGAGAATAGACAATTCCTGATGTACCCAAACTAGGTATAGCGGGAATATCTAATTGTTGTTTTACATTAGCCATTACTTTTTAAGCCATGTCTGCCAGATCGCACCAGCCGCCATGATTAGCGCACCAACCCATAGAATAGGTTTGGCAGCAGAAGCAACCCACCCCAATACTTTAAAAGCCCCATCAAGAGCCTTTAAAGCATCTACAAGACCACTTGTGTTCTTGTCTATGCTATCTACTTTATTTTCAACTGCAAGCAGTCTTTCGTAGATTTGTTCGTGAGTTACTTCTTGTGTCATGGTGCATCAGGCCAAGTAATAGTCCAAGGGAAACCTTCTTGCAAAGGAACATCTCTTAATGCTTGGCAGTAGTCTTTCCATGATTGTGATGGTGTCATATCGCTACGAAATCTCCAATCAGTTTCTGTTAGTTTATCATCACGGGTCTGACGCACACTCTTAGCCTGTTCAGCATCCTTAGAAGCCTTGTAAGCAGTCTCTTGTTCAATGGCTGTAGTCTCACCATCTGTAAATACAGGGCCAAGGACATACTTTGTATACCACTTACCATCAATCTGCTCAACACCAGAGGCTTGAGAGTATTGGTAAACAGTACCGCCCGTAGCTTGTGCGCCTTCAAAGACGACATCAGCACCCAAAGCAGTTAAGACTTCAGTTGTTGTTGTCTCCCATGATGGGCCACCATTGGCTTTTGTGTATGCACGAAACTCTGCTTCGTACATGACTTGTCCTGTTGATTTGATTCGTACTTGCATGATGTTCCTTATGCGATAGCCAAGAAGATGAATGTGCCACCACTTGCATTTATAGCGGCTGGCGCTGTTGAACTAATTTCAAACCCTGCGCTGTAGGTGTCAACATAGTCGGTGTTAGTTACTTGAACAGCATCGCTGTTCAATAGCAAGTAAGGGTCATTACCAGCAATAATTCCTCGTGCTGAGTCCCATACATACCAGTCGCCAGTTGAGCTAGTACGTTTTATGAGAACAAACCTTGCACCTGCTGCGAAACCACAATCAATTTGTAGTGTTGTTCCTGTGCCTGTGTATGAGCCAACTTTGCTCACACCAGGGCAAGAGGCAAATAGATAGGCGATAAATGTTCCTGTGCTGTAATTTGTGTCAGAGTCTGTTCCAACAGTAAATACAGAAGATGTGGGAGCAGTAGCGTTCCACATAGTGCTAGAAGATGCAGACGCTGCTGTGCTGTTTATAGACAAATAATTTGAAGCGCCTGTAGCTGAAGAATAAACAGTCCAAGCATTAGAGACACTTCTTGCCTTGACAATAATTAGTTCTGGGGTTGACTGCAGTCCATGACTTAGATTTCTTGCCACCCCAGTACCTGTGTAGCAAACAACATCTGCAAACGATGGCGCACGCTTAAATAGATAGTTAATGTATGTGTTGCTAGATGCGTTTACAAACGCAGAATTGCCAACCTTAACTCCATCCATTACATCCCAAGCGTTAGTCGGAAATACAAGCGAACTCTGTGCTTGAGCAGCAGAACTGCTTGACCCCATGTAGTAATTGCCCGTTAAACGAGATGCCCATGTTGGTGATGGGCTTACTGCTGCGCCTCTGTTTTTTACAATTGCAAAATCCGAAACAATACCGCCAGATACTGTTGTGGCTGCGCCTGTGCCTGTTCTAGCATTTAAACCAAGCACACTCGTCCCACTCGTAGGAACTTTCATCGGGCCTCTACGAATGGCTATGTAGATGTAGGTGTCACCACTTGTGTTTAAAGTGTTAGTTGTAGTTGTTGGTTGAAATCCAGTTGCGTTGAATGACAAATAGTCGTTGCCAGTTACCTCTGCGCCAGTGGTGTTAGGGAGCAACCCCATGTCAAGACTGCCCGTTGCAACTCCACGTATATTGTCAAACATCCACCAGTCAGGCGAACCATTGCTTGCATCTTTAATTAGTACCCATTGAGGCTCATAACCAAGATTGATTATTGGGCCTGTGGTAGAACCATTGCCTGTATAAGACCCACACGAAATCACATTGTCCGTACCCGTCAGGCCAAAGCCTCCTGCGTCATGGGCGAATAGGTAGGCGACAAAAGTTTCACCATTTGTGTTTAATTGTGTTGAACTTCCAACAGTAAACTGCGTTGATGTAGGTGCAACCGTAGTAGTGTTATTTCCAAAAAAAGTTGCAGCAGATGTAGATGATTGCGCACTAGTCCCATTTAAATACAAGTAATTTCCAGCAGTTGTGCCACGGTGGTATGTTGGCCAATTACCTGAAGAACTCACGCATTTGATAATTACGCACCCTGGGGCTGAACCTAGCGAATGTGCAATATTTTGAGTAGAACCATTCCCCGTATAAGTCACAACATCAAAGAACTTTGGTTGCTTGCGGAATGTCCATGAGGCCATAGTAATACCGCTACTTATTGATGAAGTAGTGAAGCCTGTGGACGAAACAGAAGTGATAACTCCAGAGCTTGTAATTGCAGCCGCTGTTGAATTTGTGCTTAAAGAGTTTGCAAAACTGCTAGAACTGTCTTGCAGATAATGCGCCTCAACACCAGAACGCCTTTTTAACCAAACAAGCCCACCCTTACCAGACAAATCAATGTTGTTGGTTTGTGTTTGTGATGCCCCTGTGCCTGTGTAAAGGTATGTGCTAAACACATCCTCAATGTAGTTTGGCACAGCAGGAGCACCACCACCAAAGGCATCGTAACTAGCCGCACCACTTGTTGCTTGTAATGGCATGGTTTACGCCTTAAATTGTGTGTTGCTTGCCAAGACGGTGAAGGTAGCACTGCCTGTCTTGATGATGAGGTAGCGGTAGCTGTCGATGCCACTTGCGTTACCAGCAGCAGGTGCACCACCTAGCCAACGTGTTGTGACTCCAGAAGTAGTGCCATCCACTTGCACAGCAGAGTTGTAGTAAGCAGTAGAACCTTGAGTAACCAAAAAAGCCACAGTCATTGATTGACCTGTGCTCATCAAAGTATCTAGTGAAGTACCGCTAGAAGCTCTAAAGTTAACTGTCCAGTTAGCAGAAGCATTGCTTGTGTAGTACAGAACAGACTGAGTTGTAATGTCGTATGCAATCGTTCCAGTAGCCGCAGTTGCTGATACTGTAGCCACCTCTGCTGCATCGTTTAAAACAATGGCGGTAGCTGATGAAGTACCTGAGAATGTTTGTGTACCAGTAAAAGTGTTGGCTACATTGACAACAGGAATGTTAGCCCCTGCTAGTGTAGATGCACCTGTACCGCCATTAGCAATAGGCAGTGTTCCTGTTACACCAGTAGATAAAGGAAGACCTGTAGCATTGGTTAAAGTGCCACTAGATGGCGTTCCCAATGCTCCACCAGGCGCAACATAATCTGTTCCTGCTGTAGCGGCTGCAAATGCAGAAGTGCCACTACCTTTTATAAGTCCAGTTATTGTTGCTACGCCAGTTCCACCTTTAGAAACTTTTAAAACAGGACCAACATCAAACAACGCATCAATTGAGTCCAGATCAGTATTGATCTTTGTACCCCATGTGTCTGTGGATGCGCCAACTTCTGGCTTTGTTAAGCCTAGATTTGTGGTGGTTGTATCTGCCATGTTTTACCCCTAAAAGACTTGTTTAAACTGAAACTGTTGTCCAAGACTCTGAAACATCCTCAATTGGAGTCCAAGTTTCGGACACATCTGCTTCTGTTTCCCATTTTTTTCTAGCATTAATTACAACACTAGAAGTATCAATAAATATCGCCTCAAAAGGACGCTTGCGGTTGTATTGAATGTCCAAAATACTTGTTGCAACAATATCAACATTTCCAACAGCAGAAATACCACCTGCCACTGTCACCACAGAATCACTTACTATATCTACAGATGAATTTGCAATCTTTACCGCACCTATAGATACTGTGCTAGTTGAGAATATCTCAAACTGAGCATCCTTTATCTTCTGACCAGTAACCGCTACAGTAGACGCATCAACTATTGCAAGCGAACCTAGGTACGCTCCATAGGAGTACCTTCCTCCGCTATAGTCGCCACGCCCGTAAGCAGCCATCTTATGCCAATGTTATAGACAGACTAGAAGCAGGAATGCGGAAGATGTCTCCGTCATTAATTGCTTTAGATACTGTCAAAGGCGCCCAAGCAAGCAAAGTTCCACCAGTTGACGCATCAAAAATACCTGCCCAACCAATTGTCCCCCAATCGCCACCAGAAGCAGCGGCAAACTCAATTGCGTCAGCGTTCGTAAAAGTAGTTGCAGTACCACTACCAGAGATGGTTCCTGTAACCACACGGGCATAACCACTACCAGATACTTCTGTACCGCCACCAGTATCACTAGGTGCGGCAGTAAATAATCCTACATACCAAGCAGTAGGACGAGTAGCCGTACTAGCTGTAAACAAAAATGTTAGAAGTAGATTATCCGTGTAGTCTGTAAAAGATGACATTTTTTATCCCAAAGAACGGGCACGAACAAGTGGAGTTGAAGAAACAGATGCCCTTTGATCTGCCACCTCAATGTCGCCCAAGGAGTTGATATACATCTGACTCCATACGGCTAGACGTTCATCGTCTTTCAAATATGGTGCAGCCTCCATAAGCGCACCATACAGGTACAAGTCTGGGGCGTAAGCTAAAAGCCAGTTGCTTGTGTTTGAATCACTCAACGCAGGAATCTTAGCATAATATGTAAGTTCTGCGCTATATGTTGAGTCTGGTGCAGGAATAAACTCCAATTGCGTACCAGTAATTGTGTAATAAGCTGGTTGACCAATAGAAACATATCTGTTGGCCTTTAACTCATCACCATAAGCCTCAGTTACAAACTCTAGTCTGACAATAGGATTAGTGTTTAACTGAAACTCTTTAGCCTGTAGCCAATCAGAGGGATAGGCAAAGAATGCACTTTCAATCTGCCCATTGGCACGTTTAACCATCTGGCGTGTACGCAACTTGCGGTTAAATTTAGCTTCTGCAATAGTAATAAAGCTTGGAATAACAGAAGTCAGGTCATCCCGATTGAGATAATCCGCTATTGTTGCTTTAAGCCCTGCAAAAGTATCAAGTGCCATTTTCTACATCCCTACACATTAGTGTGTGTTCATGTTTGTATTCAAATGTGCCAATATGGTGGATCTCTTTAGAAAGATCTTGGTCTACATAAGTTTTATGCCCATTTTGAGCGGCTCTACGGCAAAACCATACATCTTCACCAATGTAGTCTTCCGCAGCAGGAACCCAAGGGATAGCAAACCAAGGATATTCCATCGATTTATAGACTTCGGATTTAACAAGCATTACACCCATTCCGCAGTAGTCTACTTCAACAAGTCCTGTTGAATCGTCCTCAGTATATACCCGATTGATAAATGTTGCATCCATATCTGGGGTATTTTTTTTCACCGCAATAGGTTCTGTCGGGAATCTACGCTTGGCATAGTTTCCACAGACAATACCTGTATCGTGTTTTAACAAGCGAATAATGGAATCTTTTGGAAACCGCATATCGCTATCTAGCCACAGGGTATGGGTACACTTAGCTTCAATAGCATCCCTAGCCAAATCCTGACGTTGTGCTGATAACAATGTGCCAGAGCTAGTGTAGATCACTACTTTGTGATTTGTTGTACCTACAGTAAATCCAACTAGCCTAGCTAAGTCAAATGCGAATCCAGAATTAACAAAGTCCCGTGTTGGGACTAATATCCCAATGGTCTTACTATCCATTAAACTTCTCCAAATGTTTCCAATATTTGCCTTGGCGAATTTGCCTAATTATTGTTGCAGAACAACCAAACTCTTTTGCTAACGCAGTTGGTTTAATTGTTGTGAATTTTGCCATCATTGCTTGTTCGTTTGTTAATTTTGAACAACCATGTGTTGAGCCTTTTGCTTGTCTATCTTTGTTAAATTTATCTTGTTGATTTTCAGTGTGCGTGCCAAGAAAAAAGTGATCTGTATTAACACATAGAGGATTGTCGCAAGTATGACAAACATTTAATTCATTTGCAAAATCACCATGTGTTTTTTGATACAAATATCGGCTAACCCTGTATTCTCTATTTTTTAAAGAAATTCTAGGATAGCCCTTTGAAGTTGGACCAAACCATAAAATACAACCAGTAATTGCTTCTGGTGAAGAGTATTTAAGAATTTTATTCTCTAAAGATACAGTAGGTCTTCCCATCATACTTCCCCTGGTCTTGTTCTAAAAAACCTGTTCTCTGGCGAGTTGAGCCAACGCTTCATGTAAGCTTGGTCATCTAATTTACCTTCGGCTTTCATCTGATAAAACAAAGCCATCGGGATGGATGCAACATGGTGCATATCACCCTTCCAATTGGCCTTTTCATCAAACGAATTAAATCGTTCTTTGTTTGCTTCTACTACCTGAGTAGCATCAATGATTGTTTGAATGGTTGCCTCATCTTTGTCATTGTCGTAATGCCAAAGCTTCTTGGTTCCCATTTCTGAGTTTGTGTCAAAGATTTTTGTGGTCATAAAAAAAGGGTGGGTTATTAGCCCACCCTTGGTTACTCAGATCAGGTCTGAATTGTTGAGTTTAAGTCATAGACAGCGCCATGAGCTTTCTCGTTCTTGATCTTCAAGCCCCACTCACACAAGAGCATACGCTTCTCGGCATCACCTGTCTTAGCCAGTTCAACTGTCTGGAAGGGACGCAGATAGCAAACGCTTGCGTACTCAGGATCAAGCACAAAAACATCACGCTCACGTTGGAAGCGGTTAGCAACAATGCTCACGTTTCCGAAATCGGAGACATAAACATCGGCAGCGCCAATGATCGTTGAAGGTTTAGCACTTGTAACATGAAAACGCTGTGCAGCAATACCAGCCATCTTAGACAAGTTCTGTTTGTTAACAGGACCAGCCATAACGATAGAAGGAGAGCCGCCTTCTGTCCACACCTTCTGAATTACGTCTTTCAGCAATGCTTCGCTGAATGAACGCAAGTTAGTTGTTGTGGCATCAGTACGAGCCGCATCAGGGATAGTGGTGTATGAAGGATCAGAACCACCAGTACCTTCGCTAGTATTGGTCTTCAAGAAGGCCAACAAAGCGCCTGATTTGCGAGCAGATGACGTAGAACCAGCGGCAGCGGCTTGGTTAGCCAACATTGTTGACTCCATGTCACGCTTAATTTCCGCAGATTTTTTAGCCATTTGATAGCTCAATTCTGAGCGCCTGCCTGCCTTGTCAACAGCTTCCAATGTACCAGCAATGATTACATCCTTACGGCTAATCTGGGTGTAGTTGCCCAAACGAACTGTAGCTGTAACTGCTGTGAAAGAAGTGATGTCATCGCCTTCAATCTGTGCATTGGTTGTGCTGGCAGCAGCCAGATCATCTGTTTGCCATTCAAAGAAAGTGTTGGTGACGTTCTCACGACCAACATTGCTCATGAATGGTGTCTCTTCTGGAGAGATCTGATAAATGACGTTAGAAAGATCTTCCCGTACACCCTTGGCGTCAAAGCGGGTGTAGGTGTTTGTAATAGCAGCCATGATAGGTCCTTAAATAAATTTCTCGAAAAGTGATGCGGCATCTCTGACGCTTCCTGTTTGTGCAAGACGCTTTTTTGCGTTATTTAAATCACTCGACTTAGAACTTACGCTACCTACTGAACCAGA